ATAACGCAACTGCAGGAGGCGGGCCGCTGCTGGTGGAGATCGCAAAATGACGCAGTACCTCAGTGTCCTCGTGCCGATCCCCATCACGGCCGCCATGCTGATCAGCACGAACGCGCCCGCCAGCCCCTATCCAGCGTGGGCCAACAACACGACCTTTGCCAAGGGCGCATTCTGCTACAGCGCAACCACTCAGCGGGTGTATCAGAGCTTGGCGGACGGCAACCTCAACCACGACCCAACCGACCCGAACAACCAGTTCGGGGCTGTCGTCTACTGGCAGGACGTCAATCCGACCAACCCGATGGCGATGTTCGATGGCGATGTGAGTACCCAAACCGCGGTGGCAACCCCGCTTACCGTGACGCTGCAACCTGGTCCATTCTCGGACGGCTACATGGCCGGACTGGACGCGGACCAAGCGCACGTCGTCGTGAAGGATGCGCAGGGAGGCAACGTCATTTTTGACACCACCTACCAGCTCGAGGGCAGCGCGCCAGCGGAGTGGGACGAGTGGTGCTTCGACCCATTCAAGCCATTGAGCGATCTCCTGTTCGGTGGCATCGAGCCATATGCCAGCGCCGAAGTCACGGTCACGATCAGCAAAGGCTCGGGCACGGTGAAGTGTGGGCTGCTCGCCCTGGGCGCGATGAAGGCGCTGGGACAGACACAGCGCGGCGCGAAGGCCAAGCCGAAGACCTACAGCTATATCAAGACCGACGATTTCGGCAACACCAAGATCGTTCGCCGCAAGGCGACAACCGACGTATCTATGTCCGCGATCCTTTCAAGGGAAGAGTCTGACGATGCGCTGGCGACAGTGCAAAGCGTGCTCGATGTTCCGGCAGTTTGGATCGGCGCAAATCTGCCGGGTTACGCCGGCCTGCGAGTGTTCGGTCTGGGTAGCGGTGAACTGTCGTACGACTCTCCCGGCTACGACACGCTGAGTATCAATGTCCAGGGCGTTATTCGAACCACTTAACTAGCGAGGAGCCCTAATGGCGACCACTCCACCAGTACTCACTCCCTTTTCGGGCGACGCGCCACAGCGTGGAGACCGATCCACGTTCTCGGCCCGCGTCGATGCGTTCGTGACATGGCTCATCGCCTCAATCGCGCAGTTTGCCGCGATCGCGTCCAACGTCTATGCGAACGCACAGGATGCGTTCACCAGTGCCAGCAACGCAGCGAGTGCCGCAACCGCTGCGCTGACTACCGCGAATGTCTCGGTTTGGACGAGCGGCACAACTTATCAGCAGTACGCCGCCGTCATCAGTCGCGTCAACGGCTACACATACCGACGTCTGACTGCAGCAGGAAGCGGTACTGTTGACCCTTCGACCGATCCGACGAATTGGGGTTCGCCTCAAGCAGTTGGCTTCTCGAACATGGTCGTAATTCGCACCACGCAGACCTGGACGCCTCCAGCTGGCATTACTAGGGCAAAGATCACAGTTGTGGACGGCGGCTATTCCGGCGGGACAACCATGGCAGGGAGTGGTTATGGCGGGGCGGGGCGGGGCGGGAACGCATCTATCTCGGTTATCAACGTCTCATCTAGTGTAGCTTACACCTCGACGGTGGGCGCCGGCGGCTCTGCCCCCGCGTCTGGAACGACCAGCAGCCCTGTCGCCGGCGGCGCTTCCTCTTTTAGCGGGTCAGGGATTACAACTCTTACTTCTTCCAGCGGCACGCTGTTAGCACCTGGGGCCGCTGGCCCGGCGAGCCCCTCCGGTCAGCCCCTCGGCGGCGGCACTCTTGTTTCCCCTGGAGGAACCACCACAGGTATTGGGGTTGGCGGAGCGGGCGCGCCTTCTGGTGTCAGCGGCAATCCCGGCCAGATTGGCGCCGTCATCATCGAATATTAAGGAGCGCCAATGCGAGCAGCAATTATCGTCGACGGCAAGGTCGACAACATCATCGAAGTGGATGCCCTAGGCGCACTGGAAGGCGTCGTGCTGGTCGAAGCGCCCACCGCGTCCATTGGTGATCAATGGGACGGCAAGCAGTTCGTCAAGCCGGCAAGTGGGCCGGTCGACATGGAAATGCTCAAGGCCGCGAAGAACGAGCAGATTAACGCCTGGCGCGCCCTGGCTAACATGTCGACCTTCCCGCACGCCGGCAAGCAGATCGCCTGCGATGCGTTGTCCCGTTCGGACATCGACGGCGTGGCGAACAATATTTCCCTGTCTGGCGGCTTTCCAGCGGGATTTCCGATGGCATGGAAGGCCACTGACAATACGTTCATCGAGCTGGCTGACGTGGATGCGTTCAAGGACATGTACACCTCGATGACGGCGCAAGGCACGGAGAACTTCAACCACGCCCAGGCTCTCAAGGCGCTGCTGGCTGCTGCCGGCACGCCGGAAGAGATTGCGGCGATCGAATGGTGATGCTATGAGCGCTCCTCCCTCGATCGCGCCGCGCGCCGGCTATGTCACCGTGCGGCTCACTAGCCGCTGGCCGTACAACCCGCTCTCGCTCGCGGTAGGCATCGCAGCTGGCAGCCGGCAGTTCTCGCACGCAGGGGCCATCATCGGCGAGCGCGCCTATGAGGCCTCGATGACGCACGGCTGTCGGGCTGATGCCGTGGCCGAGATCATGGCCGGCATCGTGGTCTACCGCGACATGCCGGTCTGGGTTCCGGACCTGGACGCAGCGATCGCCTTCGCTGAAGCCCAGGCAGGGAAGGGGTACGACTGGCCCGGCGCCATCGGTATCCCGCTAACCTATTCCGAAGACTGGTCCGACGATTCGCGCTGGTGGTGCTCAGACCTGGTGTTCGCCATCGTGCTGGCCGGCGGCACGCGCCTGTTTGATCCCGACGTCATGAGGCGCGTTCGCCCGGTCGACCTGCAGATGGCCGACTACCCCAAGGGTCCCATCGTGTACACACGAAGGCCGCCGCAAACACCTCCAGACCAGCCCGCACCAGCGGGCTTTTTTTCGCCCATCGAAAGGCAAAAATGAACCAAGTTAGCCCAGCAGAAGCAGGAAGCTACGCCGGCGCCGTGGTCGCAATCGTGGCCTCATTAACCCTCACGCAGTGGGGCATCATCGTCGGTATCTTCACAGCCCTGGCGACCTTCGTCCTCAACGCGATCTACATGCGGCGCCGCGATCAGCGCGAGCAGCGCGAAACCGAGGCCACTTTGGCCAAGCTGGGAGCGCAGCCATGATGGCTCGACTCAAAGCCTGGCTGCGCTCGGCAGGCGTCTGGTTCAACGCCATGCTGCTGGCTGCTTTCCCGTTCACGGACCAGATCATGCAGGGCGTGAACGACTACTTGCCAAGCCTGGCGCCATACCTGCCGCCGAATGTCTACAAGGTCGTCGGCTTCCTGGTTGTCGTCTTCAGCATGGTCCGAGCGATGCAGCGCGCGCACAAGGCAGCGCAGGCGGGGAGGGCGGCCAATGGCTAATCAGACCCCAAAACGCGCCCGTGGACTGGCTGCGATCGTCGGTGCTGTAGCCGCAGCGGCTCTGTTCGTATTCACGTCGGCGCAAGAAGGGCGCGTGCTCAAGACCTACCGCGACGTCGGCGGCGTCCTGACATACTGCGATGGCGCCATCGAGAACGCCCAGGCTGGCAAAGCCTACACGCCGGCCGAGTGCGATGCCCAACTGGACCGCGACCTGGAGCGGCACGCCGACGGCATCGCCAAGTGCATCCCGATGGATCGACTGACGGCCGGGCAGAAGGTCGCCTTCGTGGATGCGGCCTACAACATCGGTGTTCCGGCGTTCTGCGGGTCGAGCATGGCGCGCCGGGCGAATGCTGGCGACATGCCCGGGGCCTGCGATGCGCTGCTGCTGTGGAACCGCGCCGGCGGCAAGGAGGTGCTAGGCCTGACCCGGCGCCGGCAGCGGGAGCGGGAGCTGTGCCTGAAGGGGCTGACATGATCGAAGCCCTCCTGCTGAAGTACGGCATCCCGACCTGGTTGGCCAAGGTTACCGCCGTTGGCCTGGCTGCCGGCCTGCTGATCGGCGCGGCCGTCGGCTACCGCTCGCACCTGATCAACTCCGGCATCGCCATTGAAGCGACACGCCGCGACAAGATCGACGCCGAGAATAGCGTCCGCGCCCGGGCCGAGCTCGGCCAAATCAACGCAAAGCTCGCCGCCGCCCAGGCGCAGCTGACTGCGGCGCTCGCGCACCTCGACCAACTCAAATCGGATCTCGACCATGAAAAAGCTGCTTCCACTGCTCTGCAGTCTGACCTTGCTGCTGGCC